TTTAAATTTATTTCGACACTTTCTTGATACATTGCCTCTAAAGAAGTTTCTATTTTCTTTCTAACTGCTCTAGAAGTGCTTTTTTTTCTTCCCGTTTGCTCTAAATATTCGTCATTATCTATTATTATATAATCGTTTAAAGGGTTATAATATAATTGATTTTGAATATATACAAAAAGCCTTTTTCCTTCGCTAGTATAGTTCTTTATGTTAAAATTTTCATAAGGAATACTAAGTGTTACTACTTCGTTTTTAACTTCTAAAACATTGCTAAATAAATCTAATTGTTTATTAAGCCCCCTATTATCTCTTTTATATTTTAAATCTTTTATTTCTTTATCTTTTTTCTTTAATAATTTTTGATATTCCTTTTTCCCTTCGTCTTCTGATTCGCTATATAATCTTTTTAAGGTTGTTAGTTCTGCTTCTTTTTCTTTAATTTCGTTGCATAGTTCATCTAGTTTAATTCTATTTTCTTCTATTTCTGCTTTCTTTTCTTCTATATCTTTTAATATTTCTTTATCGTGTTTCTTATTATATTCTTCTTCAAGTTCTTTTAATTCTCTTTCTTGTCTTTCTAAGTTAGATTCTTGATAGGTTATTATTTCATCTCTAGCATCAAATATAGCCTTACTAACTTTGCTATTATTTACCTTGATCCACTCTTTATCGTTTAATATCATTTCTTCTTTTAAAGCGTGTTCTTTCTTTGTTCTTCTAGGTTTTTTAATAATAATAGAATCATCTAACTTTTTATATCTGTCTTTATATTCTTCTTTTATTTCGTCTTCGTGTGTATATTCTATTATAGTGTTATCTATTAAGAAGTCTAATAGATCATCATCAAAGGCTAAATAACTGAAATAATAAGTAATAGTGCTTACTTCTAACGCTTCATTTCTTGAATGTTTGTTAACTTCTTTTATTTTTCTATTTATGCTATCTTTTATTATTTTTTGTTCTTCATCTGTTAAAGTTATGTCTATGCCTTCTTCTTTTGCTATTGTTTCTAATTTTTCTGTTAATTTTTCTTTTAAGCCGTTATAATTAGTTGCTAAACCTTCGCTTTTTTTAATCTTGTCTTTTATGCTTTTTACTATATATTCTTCTAGGCTATTAGTTAATAATTCTTTTTGCCGTTTTTTGTTTTCGTTTTTTACTATTTCTTTTAATTTAAAATAATTATTTTCTAAGGTTGTTATATAGTAGTTGTTTTCTTCGTTCATACTTTTTACTTCTTTTAATAAACTTGCGTTTGATAAATTCCCGTCTTTGCAAAAATCGTAAAAGAAAAATCTTAATAGAAAGTATGTATTTTCTTTTTTTATGTATTCTATTTCTTGCCTTGTTTGTTCTTCTTTAGATTTGTTCTTTTTACTTGTTTTTAAATCTTTTTCGTCCTGCTTATAGTTAATAATACTAAGAATTAAATCTTTTATTCTTTTTTCAAAATTAGTATTTTTATATTTGTTTATTAGGTATAAAAGCATAGATACGTTTAAATGTAGTTCTTTAACTTCATAATAATTAAGTAAATGATATTGAAAAATCATAGTATCTAGGTTGTATGAATCTAATATCATTTCTTTTTTATCAAATAAGTATAAAAATTCTTCTATACCTTCTTTTAATTCATCATCTATTTTAGTATTATAAAATTCTAGTGCTAATTTGTCTTTGCAATGCACTTTTTTAACAAAATTAAAGAAGTCATAATCTTTGTATCTCATTCTTTCTATTTTGCCTTCTTTTTGTGTGTTATAATACATTGCAATAATAACAAAATAATTTATTAGTTCTTCATCTGCTAAAATTAGTTTTTTTACCTTTTCTATGTTTGCTTTCATATTTAGCCTTCTTTCTCTGCTTTGCTAATTAAGTTACTATTATAAATTAAATTATAATATATACACTATCATTAACTAAAAAGCAATTATTTTTTACTTCAATTTCTATTGCCGTTATTGTATATTATCGGCGATACACTTTTTTTATCTTATTTTTTTGTTTCGTTAATATCTGATGCAATTTTATATAATTCTTCTAATTTATCGTTTATATTTTTTAATAGTAAATCACTGCAATAACTAACGCTATATATTTTTGACGCTAAATAATTATTTTTTCCTGATATATTATCTCCGATTTCATTAAAGATTCCGTTTAGACTTTTTATTCTGTCTGTATCTAGAAAAATATCGTCTAATTTAGTTGTTATTATTTCTTTCATTATTGTTGCCCCCTTTCTTTTATAGGGGAAATAGTATTTATTATTTCTTTTATAATAATGCGATTTTGTTTGTTTCTTTCTTCGATTTCCTTTATTTTTTGTGAAATAATATAGTTCATTGTTATATAACAACTTGTATTCCTAGTTGTATCTAATAATTTAATTAAAAGATCATCACGTCCTATTCCTATGTTATTTTCTAAATTTGCTAATTTTTCTAATTTGTCATACATTAATTTATTAAAGTTATTTATAACTTCTGTATTTATTTCTATCTCGTCTATTATATCTAATATTATATTTGCTTTTCTTTTTGTTTCTAAAAATATTTCATTATTCATAATTATAATTACCTTCTTTCTTAATTTTTTCCTTCTGTTTTATTTTTTATTGTCTGTTGTGAGATTATTATTTATCTAAGTCCTAAATTAAGAAAAAACATAAATAAATCATTATAATTAAGTCTTATATTTTAAATCGAAGCATATAATTGTCCGTCTTTTTGCTTCTCGATTCCTTTAATTACTCATAATTTGTAATAAATTTTAAAAACTATGTTATAATAATAATGTCTTAACTTAATTGTTAGGGCTTATAGATTTGATATAGTGTTATGTTTAGCGACGTGCACTATATCTTTTTTTATTTATAATTGTATATTTTTTCATTTTCTCGACTTTGTTCGGAGTTCACTCGGGCTTCTGCTTCGTGCTTTGCCCGTGCTTCTTCTCTTTGTTCGTTCTTTGCTCGATTAGTTTTTCACTAATTTTCTATATTGTTATCTTCAATTTCTTTTACTTCGGTTGCTTCTAAAAATTCTTTTAAATTTTCTTCTGTAATAATGTATTTTCTACCTACCTTACTTACTTTTAGTTTTCCTTCTCTTACGTATCTTTGTAATGTCCTTATATTCATTTTTAACATTTCGCTTAGTTCTTTAATATCATATACCTTCATTCTATTACCTTCTTTCTAATTAAATAAGTCTAAGTCTTCGTCTTCATTTTTATTACGCAAGTAATTTAAAGCCTTCTTTTTTACCTGCTCGTCTATATTTTCAAAGGCTTTATTAAGTAAACTTTCTAATAATTTCTTTTGTTCTACGCCTTTGTATTCTGCTAGTGCTCTTATTAACTCTAATTGCTCGTCTTTAATAGCAAAGGTATGCCTTGTATAACCTTCTTTTAAATGTTTTTTAGTGCTAGGTGTATTATCTTTCTTAATTTTTTCTTTTTCTTCTATGTATTTCTTTCTTTCGCTATCAAATTTATTTATAACTTCTTCATTTGTCTTAATTGATTCTAAGTTGCTTTTTATTTCTTTGTCATATATTTTCTTTCTGTCTTCAAAAATACTTTTTGTTTGTTCTGTGTTTAATATATCTTCTATATTTATGTCTTCTTCGCTAGGTGTATTATCTTCTTTCTTTTTAACTTCTTTCGGTTTTATTTTATTTTCTGTTTTAATAGGTGTAACGGGTATGCCGTTTATAGTGTTTATACTTTCTTCAAAGTCTAAATTTATTTCGCCTAGTGCATTTTTCTTACTCATAACATAACTTCCTTTCTATAATTCTTTCTCTTGTTTTATTATTTCTTCTACCAAATTTTTATAATCTATTGCGCCGTTGCAAGTAGGATCATAATTATAAATGTCTGTATGATGCGATACGGCTTCATCTAGTTTAATATTTCTTCTTATAATAGTTTTGTATATTGTGCCGTTGAAATGCTTTTGTAATGTCTCTAAAACTTGTTTATGCATATTGTTTCTTTCATCATACATAGTTAATAATACGCCACCTATTTTAAGTGTAGGTTTTATTAGTTGTTTTACTTGTGCTATTGTTTTTAATACGTCATTTGTTCCTGTTAAGGAATAATAACCTGCTTGTATAGGTATAATTATTTCATCACTTGCCGTTAAGCAATTAAGTGTTAGTACGTTTAAACTAGGCGCACTATCTATCAAAATATAATCATAATTGTTTTTTATTTGCTCTAAGGCTCTTAATAATATTGTTTCTTTTGATAATTCATTTATTATTTGTGTTTCTGTGCCGTTTAGCATATTATTAGAAGGAATTAAATCTATATTATTTCTAACGTTCTTTAATATAACTTCTTCTGCTTCTAATTTGCCTTCTAATATTTCTTTAATAGTGCTTTTTATTTCGTTCTTTCTTATAAAGTTATCTGTTAAGTTGCCTTGAGGATCTGCATCTATAAGTAAAACTTTTTTATTTCTGTTTGCTAGTCCTACCCCTATATTAAGTGTGCTCGTTGTTTTTCCTACCCCACCTTTATTATTTGCTATTGCTATTATTCGCATATTTTAACCTTCTTTCTTAATTATTTCATTGCACCTAGTAAGCAACGTATCTATTTCTTTTAGTTCTTCTTCTGTAAGTTCATAAGGTTTTTTATTCTTAAAGTCTTTCGATTTGCCGTTTATTGCAAGTAATAAATTTATAGACTTCTGTTTTATCTTATCTTTCATCTAATAACCTACTTTCTTTTTTACCTTATTTATGTTATAATTATGTCATAGAAGTAATTAAATGCTTTTCTTCAATATATAGGTTTGGCGATTTGTATATTGTGCGTTTTTACTTCTTTTATTTTGCACTTTTTCATCTTGTTTAGTGTTATTATAACTTGTTTTATATAGTCGCTTATTTCTTCTAAATCAATTATAGGCTCGTATATGCCTTGTTTTATTTCTTCTAGTGCTTCTTTTCTTGTTATTCTGATGCCATAAAACAATACTAGGCTTAATAATAAATGCATTGCTATTGCTACTAAAAACATTGCTTTACTTGCCTTACTTAAATTGATTATCATATAAGGTATATATATAATTGCTAGTATGTTTTCATATTTTACGCTAAACAATTTCTTATAAACTTTCATTTTTTCACTTCCTTTCTATTGCATCTGATTAGATGCTCTTTTTTTTATCTCTAATTTTCTAATATTAACTCTATTTTACTTTCTGCGTTGTTTTCTATTCTATCTATATTGTGTGCGTATATAAGCGTAGTATTTATATTGCTATGCCTTGCTAATTGTTGTGCTTCTTGTAATGTTGCACCACCTAGAAGACTTAACGTTATTGCCGTATGTCTTAGGCTATGTGTAGTAATTTTATTGCTTATTATACCTATATTTTTATATGTTTTCTTTACTATATCTCTTATACTTCTTGTTTTAAGTCTCTGTCCGTTTGTTCTATCTGAATAACTAATAAATAAAGGATCACTAGGTTTAACATTCTTTCTAGTTTTTAAATATTCTTGAATTGCTTTTAATGTGCTATGTGTTAAAACTACGTATTCGTCTTTGCTATCTTTTCCCTTCCCTTGAATATATAACACGTTAGCCTGTCCTTTTGTGCCTAAATCTTCAATATTCGCGCGTTCGATTTCTATTGTTCTTAACCCTGTTGCTACTAATAACCTTATAAGCGCATAATTTCTTATGCCTTCGTTTGTGCTTCTATCTATGCTATTTAGTAAATCTTTTGTTTGGTCTATTGTTAAAGGATCTTTCTTAAAATTTCTTGTATTCTTAGCACCTTTTAAGTCTGTTGTTATATTTCTTATTCCTTTTTTCTCTAAGAATCTATATAGCCTTTTTAAAGACGTAACATACATAGAAATAGAAGAAGGCTTATAATTTTCTTTTAAATATTTTTTATATTCTTTTATATGTATTTCTTCTACTTCTGCTATATTATTATCTTTACAATACTTTATAAACTTTCTAGCACCTTTTCTATATGTTTCTTTTGTTTGTTCTGTTTCGTCATCATTTAGGCTTTTTATAAATTCTTCTATTATGTCTTCATCTGTTATAAAATTATTCTTATTTATTAGTCTATTTGCAAGTTCTTGCACGATTATAGATTCGTTATTATAGGTTTGGCTTATTGTATTCTTCATAACTTTTCTTCCCTTCATACATTACATTTTATTATAAAGAATTGTCTTTGTCAATACCTTTTATGTATCTTTTATGTATTTATTAAATACCTTTTTAGCGTTATCTTTCTTAATTCCTTATTTTCTAAGGGTTTATATTCTTTTAAATAGTTAAAAATTTTTTTATTATTTTACAACTTTATTTTTGTCTTCATCTGAAAGAGTTAATTTTTTTAAGGTGTTAGTTTAATTTTTTAATTTACTTAATACGATATTAAGGCGTAATACGATATTATTAGTGTTAAAGAATAACTTATGTAACACGATATTAAGCATTTAAAAATTCATTATATTTTAAGGTTTTTCAATTTTTTTTGATTCTTTTTAAAAGTCTTTTGAATTACGTTTTTAATTCGTGTTAAGCGTATTAAGGTGTAATATGATATTAAAATTTTTAATAAAAAAAAGCCTTAATTAGGCTTCCCTTCCCCTATTTTTATAAATAATATGCCTTTGTTTTACTTGCTCTTTTGTGTAATATAATAAAAAGACTTTTATTATTTCGTAATTTTATCTATTTTTTTAGTATATTTGTTTTCTCCTATTTTATCTATATTATCAAATTTTTTGCCTATATTTTGCCCTTTTTTAAAAGATTCTTTAATATCTTTAAAAGATAACCCTTTTGTTTTAACACCACTTTTACTTATTTTGCCTTTTTTTGCATCATTAAATATCGTTACCCATTGATTTGCATAATCTTTTTTGTGCTTGTTTATTGTTTTTTCAAACCATCTAGGTTGTGCTTTTCTATTTCCTGCTCCTGCTTTACCACCTTCATAATATCTTCTTCTAACATAAGGCGTTCTTTCTATTACTAACCCTTTTTCAAATTGTGAATATATTTCGCCCGAAGCATACATTTTTCCTGTATCTCTATAAGTAAACTCGTTAGAATCTTTATAGATTTGTTCTGCTATTCTTCCTAAAGCGACTTTGTTTGTTGTTTCTGTTAATTCTTTAACCCATAATAGAGCACTACTTAAATCTTTAAATGTTTTTTTCGTCTTTTAAAACACCTCATTTATTTTATCAATAAAATTACAAAATTTTTGTGCTTCTTTTATTTTATCTTTTTTTAATTTTTTATAAAAATAATTATAATTTGGGTATTTTATTTTTTTATTTATTTGATTTAACCCGATAATATTTTTTTCTTTTTTATAGTGTTCTTGGGTATATTTTTTTAATTCTGATATGCTAGTAAAAATTTTCTTTTCTTCTTCTGACTCTAATATAATTTTATCTTCCTTTTCTATTCTAATTATTATCTTTCTTTTCATCTCCTTTTTCGTCATCATTATTGCTTGATATAAAATAATCTTTTAATTCTTCGTTACTTATTTGATCGTTTTTATTCGTCGTTGACACGCTAAATTCTTTTTCTATAAGTTCATCAATATCATATATTCTTTTTGTGTTTTTCATTTTTAACCTCTTTTCATCAAATAATTATCATATTGTTTTTTTAACTTTTCTAGGCGCTTTTTACTAATAAAACTTTCATCTAAAATTCTTTCGTGATTATAGTTTCTTTGCCTATTAGTTTCTTTTAAATAATTATTATAATTTTTACTAAATTCTTTTAGGCTATTTTCTTTTTGCTTAATAAAATCTTCGTTAGCATTTATTCGTTGTAATTCGTTAATATCTCTTTTTTTATTTCTTATTTCTCTTTCATAATATCGTTGTTTTTGTTGCTCTAAAAACTCTTTGTCATTTTCTGATTTTTCTGTTTTATGTTCTCTATAAATACTGCTATTAGGTATAAATATATATCTACTATGCCTACAATTACACCCTAAAATCCCGTCGGGTTCGCCAAAAGAAGTATTTTCCCACTTTTTTACTTTTATAATATTGCCTCCTGCATCTCTTATAGGGGTTGTGTCTCCGTCTATTGAATATATTTGCCCTTGATCTTCATAACATTTAGGTCTTGCTCCTGTGTGTTGACTTATTTCCCAATAATTGCCCCCTATTTCCTTCATACGTTCTTCTTGTATCTGATTAGCAAGTTTTCTTCTTTCTCCGTTTGTCTTTAATTTTATGTATGCTTCGGGGCTCCACTCTGCACCATTTTTAGCAACAAAAGAAGTTAACCCCTTTTGATTTAATTTTGTTACTTCTTCTTGCAAAATTTTTTTATAGGCTTGACTAGTGTTTGTTATTTTTTCATTTGATAAAGTTTTTTCTTTTAATTCAATATCAACTCTAAATTTTATTGTATGCACTATATCTTCGTATCTATGATTAGCGCTATTTATTATTGTATTATTTACTTTATTAAAATCAGTTAAAATTCCTATTATTGCTAACGTTGTAATTGCAGAATAATTTTCTTTTTTTCCTTCTTCTTTTATTATTCCTTTTTTTTGTGCTCTTTCTATAACTTCGTTATCTTTTTCTACTGCTATTTTTTGTTGTTCTTCAAATATTATAGTTATTTGTTTTTTTATTTCTTTGCTATACATTTTTATTGTTTTTATGTTTTCTTCGTTTAATTTTTGTTTTTTACTAATCTTTTCTATAAGCCATTGATCGTTTATTTCTGTTTCCTTTGTTTCTATCAATGTTTCTGTTATATTAAAAAGTAAGAGTGTTTCTATATCTGCATATATTCTAGATAATTTTTCAACTATTAAATCTAATTCCTTTTGTTATGCCCCCTTTTTAAAGTATTTTTTTAAGGCTTCTAATAATGTTAAGGCTTCTTCATCTGTTAAAGTTAAACCCCTTAACATTTTTTCGTTATTTTCTGTTATTTCCCACTTATGTAAATCTAATTTAGGTTTGTAATGATTATAACTAATTATTCTTAATTCTGTTATTTCGTTACCTTTTTTACTAAGAGTTGCTAGATTCTCCTTAACTTCATAAATAAATTTTTTTTGTTTTTTTAATGCCATTTGTTGCACTTCCTTTCTTTTTTAGATTATCTTACCTTCTTATTTCCTTTATAGTTAGATTAGGATAATTGTATTCAAACAACTTTTTTTTTAGCATATAGACGGGTGTTTTAAACCCTTTTGTATCTTCTATAACTATTTTGTTGTTTTCTATATCAAAATAACTAAAATCTGCTTTATAAGTGCTCTTTCGATATGTCTTATTGTCTTTTTTAAATGAAGGTATCAAATCATAAGTAGGTTGCAACTTTAAATCTTTTATAATACCTTGTTGCTCTAATAATTTTAATTCTGTGTATCTTTTTGCTTCAAGTTTAGAAGCAAAGGTTATGCCGTCTATTATTGTTTTTTTATTAAAATATTTCTTTGTTTCACCTGCTTTCTTTTTTACTATATTATCGTGTCAGAATATTAATTTACAATTTTTCATTGTTTTATAATGTTACTATAATAATTATAACATATTTGCCCCTTTTTTTCAATTCTAAGCAACTTTTTTCCGTTAGATAATAAATTATATCTTTCTTACAAAAAAAGGCTTAAAACGTGCTTAAAATCGTTTTTAAACGTCTTGCAATTATTACCCTTTTTTTACCCCCCCCTTTTTTATCGTGTCAAATAATTATCATATTATTGCCGTTATATCTCTTTTTTATCGTGGGGAAAAACTATTAAAAGGCATTATAATTTTCGTCATATTCTTTAAAGTGCATATAGTTGTTTTTTGCGTGAAAATCTATGTGTTTTACGTCTGTTATTCTACCTAGTCTTTGTTTTAATATTTTTAAGGTTAAGGCTCTTACTTCCTTCTGTTGTTCTTCATTAACATTCTTTTTCTTATCTACTTCTTGCACCCCGTCTAGTGTCTCTAGTTGTAACGCTAGTAAAACGTCTGCCGTATATTCTATTGTACTTGTATCTCTAAATGATGCTAAATTGCTTTCGGTGTTATATGAAGTTCTGTTAAATGCGCTAATTAAAATAATTGTTATGTCATTATCTCTAGCGATCCTTTTTAAATCTGTTACAAGTCTATCAACTGCTTGTTTGTCTGTTAAGCCCCGTTCTTCATTTTTAATTATTTGTAAATAATCTATTATTACTAAAGGTTTTTTATCTGTTATTGCTATTTGTCTTTTTATTCTTGTTTCTATTGTTCTTATATTTATTTCTGTTGCTTCGTTACATTCTGTTATATATAAATTAGGCGCTATCTTTTCTGCATAATCTTTATAAGCATCTGCATAGAATAACTTTTGTTTTCTTGCGTCGTTTGTTTCCCTATCATTTATCATTTTACCTTTTAGTATTTCACGTGTGCTTAATGCTAATGCCGTGTATCTATCTTCATAGGCTCTTATATACATTTTTCTACTTAATGACTTCGCTATTAGTTCTTCTTTACTCATTTCTAAACTAAATATCAATACGTCTTCGCCCTGTTCTGCTACGTTATCGGCAATTTGTAACGCTAGTGTTGTCTTTCCTAAACTACTTATAGCACCTAAAATAACTAAATTCTTTTTATAAAATCCACCCTCTAACGCCTCATCTAATTGTTTAATACCAGTGCTTAAAGGTTTATTATTCTCTTTGTCTTTTATCATCTCGTTAAAGGTGTCTAAATA